GACTTCCTACATTATAGTGGAAGAACATTTCCCGCAACGGATCTCCGTCTGGTGCAGGAACGATACGAATATCCGTATCGCCGTCATCCGGTCTAAAGAAAACAGAGTTTCCGTTTCCCTTGTTTTCACCGCGCAAAGTTGCGAGCTTGCGGCGCATAAGCTCCATGTTGATTCCCATGTTTATTTCTCCTTTTGATGGGTAAAGTATATCAAGCGTTCCTTGATATCTAATGTAACACTCTCGACAAGCTTTGTCAAGAGTTTTTTTGGATTGCGTTAGTGTGGGCAACGCAGAACCCAAAGTCTTGTTCTAATTCGGTTTCATATATAGCATATGAAATTCTCCTAAAAGCATTTCTCGGCTTTTCTTTCAACATTCCAACTAATCTCCGGTGGAGGCCACCATCTGTCTCAAGTTTTTCTTTGTTGATACACATATAATAACATAGATCTCTCTCCATGTCAAGGTCAAAAAACCACTTTTCTTCTAAATTCTCCATATTCAGCAAGCCGACCGATCTAATACGATTAATATCAAGCGGTTTTGAAACCTGCCCGATTTCAGGCTCATTGTGTGCAAAATAGTTTAAATAATGAATAGTTGAATAAATTGAACGATTGATCACATCAAAATAGGTTTTGATCGGTATATTTTCAATAATCTTTTCAACGTTGAGATTAGAGATCAAGGTAATAGAGTTCAAAAGTCCCGATCTGGCATATTCTTGAAGCACCCCAAATCCAACATTTTCTAATAGTTTTGGAATTCCAGTTAAAAGTTCTGTATCCGGCTTGATATAGTATAGATCGATCTTTTTGTCTTTGATTTGTTCAAGAATTCCAAGTGAATAATTTGAGCTATATGAAGAGCCCACAATAAAAAACTGAATGTGATCATCGATGCCAGCGAAAAACTTTTTAACATTTGGTATATTGCCCTCATACTCCTCTGGAGTGTCATATTTCTTTAGTTTAAGTTTGTATTTTGAAGTTCTGCCAATATTGTCATTCATCAAATAAACGTTGTATTGTGAAAAATCAGAAAACTTCTCTGCAATTTTGGAGGCGGCGCTGCCCAATCCAACAACTGAAATCATATTTTTAACCGCTCAAAATCCAAATAATTCTTTCCGGCGTTAATGTTGGCCATAAACCCATCTTTTTCAAATGTCTTCTTGATCTCTGGCAGAATATCCCGTTCCTCGACGCAAAGATCAATAACAATTTCATCATGTACGATGTGTGAAATAAATGATTTCTTGTCTTCCAGCATTTTATCGATAACGACGGCTCTCTCAAGCACACGGTCTGCCGTCGTGCTTTGAATAAGATAGTTGAGAGCCTTCCGTCGTTCTACCTTCATTTTTCTCTTGTATGGTGTTATAATATAACCTCCATCATACCATTTGTCAAGCAGTTTTTCTTTATCATAGAAATTAGTTTTGATCTTGTCTGAATCGGGATTGTATAACCAAGAGAAAAAGCGCTGTTTCGCTGTGAATCTGTCCACATCTTCTTTTATAACGTGTTTAATGTTCCACTCGTGAATGTCGTCTTGCGGCTGTTCCTTCCCGGAAAGTTCAAGAAAAGTTCTAACTTCAGCACCATTATAATCTAATGAAACAAACCAATCGTGGGCCGGCTTAAGAAGTTGACGGTATTCCTTTTTCATAGTTAGAATTGGCAATGAATTTTTATTAGTTGTTAATCTTCCTGTGATAGATCCGAAAAGATTATAATCAATATAGTGGCTTCTCTTCAAAATCTCATTTGCCTTCTTTCTGCCAAAGGTAGATTGATATAATTTTCTACACCCCTCAATGTTTATACTGACATTTTGATATTTGATCTTGTGAAGCAATCTTTGGATTTTATCTAGATGTTCATAGTTTTCTGGCTTCTCATAATTCTCAAAAACAAACCTTGTGATTTCGTTTTTTACATCACAAAATTCCAGCAAAAAGTCCTCTGGCACAAGGTCGAAGAAACAGTGTTCGCGAAGGCGTATTCTACCTAGTTCAAAGGACCGCAGATAGGCTCGAAAATTCTTCTGCGACCCTTCCAACCTCTCTTTCAAAAAATCAGGGCAAACCTCTTCTAAAGTGAAACCATTGCACAAAAGCCAACCATATTCAACACTAGGATCTGTAATAGATCCTGTGTATCTCCACGTTTTTGTCAGGTTTGTGGGGAAATCTTTAAAATAGAGTGTGCCGCCGGCATAAACTCCCATACATTCTGTTTTGTCGTCTAGGGTCTGAAAAAACATTAGCTCTTCTTATTTTGTATCAGCAATAGCATCAACGTGTTTCTTAATATAACTCAGTGAGCCGCGTTTGTCAAATGGTTCGTTGATAATTCTCTCAAAAGCATTCAGAGCGGCCACAACGCCGGCATGCATGTATATTTCAATACAATCATCGAGCAGGTGGCTTATTTCATTATCGGTCATTCCTGTTTCTTCTTCAAGAACTCGAATATTAAAATATATCTTTAAAAGTTTCTTATCTGGGAATTTCGTCAAAAAAGAATTATTAGTATAAGTGATCGGGGTTACGATACGTGTAACGGTCGTTCCCCCACACTCTTCTATCACCGAAAAGTTTCTTAATTTGACTCTATTATAGAGATTTAATATATTTGACTTGAAATTCTGATAATATAGACTATGAACGTTTGTGTAATAGTTTGAAATAATTAAATTAGGGTTGGGGGCGCCATACTTACCGGAATAATCCAACATTGGCGAACGAGTCGGGCGGTTGCCAATATCTGCGACAATTCTCCACGGCATATTTTTATCTACCATAAACCCGTATGAAGAACAAGCATTCAAATAAAAATTCCAATTTTTGCTGTTTACAAATTGATTAATTTTTTTTTGGTCATTGATGGGATCAATATCGGCTATTTCAATTGCCAACCCAGAGCACAAAATTGGACAACTTTTATTTTTAATAAACCCCGTCTTTGTAATTGGAAGCCTGTGGACAGTATCTTGTAAAACAACCATCAATTCGTTAACAAAATCATCAAAATCGCGGACCCTGATGCGGCGCGCCCTAAAAATTCCAGCAATTGAACCAAAATACCCCTTTCTATGATTTCTATATAAATTATTTGGATTTTGATATGCTTTGTGAACCTTAATGTTGGTTAAAAACTGATCCGATGTGTCAATTGTGCCATAAACGGCACATCTCTGAAACTGTTGTGCCATATCGTTAAAGGCGTCCACAACAAAATTAACTGCTCCTTGGCCGGCCTCTGTGGCATTTATTTTACTAAACCTTTTAATTCTTCTTTTCCTTAAAATCATTGGAACAAACACTCGGTTCACTCTTCCATAAAAGAATTTCTCACCAAAATTAAAATCTACTACATTTTTATAACCAGTTTTAGATAATTTAGAACCATAATAATTTCTTTTTTCAAATAAATCTTTGGATCCCTCATCATTACTTTCAGCATATAATTGTGACATAATTTATTATTCTCCGGTCACTGTATCGGCTACGACGGGCAGAACGGGATCCACGGCGTCTCCCGGTGAACGGTCGGTGGAGTAGCAGTTTAGTCCTTGGTCTTCTGATTCCTCTTCAGCGGTGGCGGGATCCGAGCGCTCCGGTTGATCACGGTTGGGGTCGTAGATTTCTGCCACCCACTTAGCTGTAATTGTAGATTCTGCCATTCCCGCAGCCAAGGTGTGTTCGCTGCGAATAATCATGTGATACCCCCCAATACCTAGGGCAGTCAAGTCAACTTCTGTGCTGGGTGCAAAACTGTTTGGTTCAAGAAAAATATAAGTACCGGGAAGAGCATTTACATTCGTATAAGTTCTAATATCAATGTCGTATTGTTCGCGCAGTTGTTGCAGCCCATCGTACCCCTGTTGTTCAAACCTCACCATTTTCAAACCTGGGGCGCTGGTTTTTCTAAAATTAACTGACTTCACAATGCCACTATCTCGACCTATTCCATAATGACAAAGCCCTCTTGCTTCGTCGACTGCGCGATCTCCGGTCATCTGTTCTGTTGGCTGCGTTCGGCCGGCAAAATAACACATATAATTAATTTCCCTATCAAATCCCTGATCGCCACCATCGGGCATTTCTCTTTCGCCAAATATATTTAATATCGGCAAATCAACCGGCGCAGTTGATATGTTCAAACGAGCACCGGTGCCATGTTCTTTAATGGCCTGCGTAACGTTGTCTTCTTCGGCGCCACTTTCGGTTTCATTTCTATAAGAAGTTAGTGCAGACGAAAACAAAAATACTTTTTGTTTAACTTGCCCATTAAAACACTTGTCATCATTCATAAAATCTCTCAAAAGTTCTTGAATGAAATCATTCATGAATTTTGCCATTGGATAGCGACTTTCCTCTCTTTTGAGCATTTTTTTTGTAAGCCATGCTATAAAATAACGAGTTGAAATAGGAATATCTCCCAAACTTACAAATATTGTTACTGCGGGATTTTTGGGATCAACGACTTCGAATGGGCCAAATAAGATTCTAAAACTTTTTATTTGCTCGCGAAATTTCCTAAGTCTTTTTTTCTCGTCGGCTTGCAAATCACTCGATGTTTGAACATCTCTTTCTGGATTTTCAGCTTCGGCCTTCTCTTCTGCGGCTGACTCCCCTGTGGCGGCGGTCTCGTCGGTCTCCGCGAGGTTGATATCGTCAATTGCTTCCTCGTAGGCAACGAGGTTTTTCTCAATATTTTTTAGAATTGAGTCAATTAGATCGCTCACATAGAAGAAAGACACCATCTCACCCAAAGTAAGGTCAGACTCATCGACTGTTGTTTTTACTATTTCTGTACTAGACGTCTCGCTGGCGTCTTCCTCCTTGGCTTTGATGGTTTCTTCCGCAGTTTCTGAGGCTCCAAGTGATTCCGCGGTGACTTCTTCGTCCTTAGATGGTATGAAATTGGCGAAATCGTAGGCTGGCGTTTTCGTTAAAAATTGATACATATCATCATATCGAACGGGTATAGTATACATTCTGCCGTGATCAATGAGATTGTTTATAAGTATTTGGAAAGCCTTTATTTTGTCTTTTTCAATTTCGTCCTTTGATTCTGCTTTTAATTCAGCAATGGAGTCAGCATCACATGCCGCATTATATGCCTTAAATAGCATTTTTCTTTTTAACATACGAGCGCCAATTTCAGGATCACTAAAAATATCAAAAGATGGCTGGTCGAAGAAATCTTCACAATAAGCCAAATAATTTATATCGAAATTGACGCGCCCCTGATCATCCAAACCAAATTCGTGAATTGTTGGGGTAAGATTCAAAGTTATATATGAATCATATATGGCATTTCTCACGGCGCCATCTATGCCACCACTTTCTGATGGAAGGGCCCAGCCAACGATTGCCTTAAGTCTGAAATTTAGTTTGGTTAAATTATCATATGCTTCCCCAGATAGCGATGGGTTGTTTCTGTTTGCCAGATCGGCAGTTTCGGAACCACCAGTTTTAAGTGCCAAATCAATATATTTATACATACTCCCGTCGTCTGCTATTCTTTCTCTCAGTAGCTCTTGAAAATTATTGGCGAACAAGCTCAATTTTGCTTTAATGCTTTTCTTGAGTGCAAAAGGATTGGTGGCTACATAAGAGAAGTTAAAACTTTTTATACCAACACCAACACCACGGCTTCTTTTGTCTTTAAAAAAACCCAAATCGTTTGACGTAAAATGAGAATCAAAAGATATTTCTTGCTGTCTCTCTTCTCCGTTCGTATCTTCTATGATTTTAAAAAGGCGAATCATGGGTTGAAGTGCAGAAATATCTTTTGTTTCCAGATTAAAGAAAGCTTTTTGGTCTGAATGCATCGTCATCTTATTAACAAACCCAAAGGGATCCCCATCAAGCAACAGTGATGCATTATAACCATCATCAACATACGGGAGGTTTTTCGGTGCCACGGAAATATTTCCCTGATCTAAATCTTTTTTATATGCCGTAAGTTCTTTAACATATGATAACAAAAAACACTGCTCTTTAAATGTGTGTGTCGCGGCGGGTTCGCCGGAACCCGTGGCTGCGGTCGTCGCGGCATCGGCGAAGTTGCCGGCGGTGCCGCCGGCGGCTGCGCCCGTGGCGGCAGGTATTTCTGGGGGGGTTTCGGGTGGATAGAAGTCGGCCGCCATGGCGTTGAGTTCGGCCTCTGCATTCCAAGCCTCTATGGAGCACTCAGAAGGATCGTCAGGGCCGCCAGTCCCGGTAGCTTCTGGGCAGCCGGCCGCTTTACCTGCTTCTACAGCAAGCTTTCTTATCTCATAATAATCTTCTTCAAGCCCTGGCAGAGCCTCCAGTTCCAGCGTGAGTCCCTCATTATAGGTGGCCATCGTGTCCAGATCACTGGTGGCGTCGTAATCCGGATCTTCGGCTGTCTTGGTGGCAATTGCCGCGGCCATGCCATTGATAATGTCCGCAGTGGTGTCTATGGCATTTTTGGTTCGTTCGTATGCCTTTTTAACCTCTTCGTAAGATTTTGTAGATAACTCTGAACCCTCGTAATGATATTTTTGTGGCACTTCTTAAGCCCTCAGCACTTTTAGGGCTTTTTCAATGTTCAACGGAACATATAAAAGCGCGCCATTACGGATGTGCGCCTCCGTTGGATATCCATTATACCACGCAATGACCCACCAAAACCTTTCGTCTCCATAAAATTTAAAAGCAAGATTATAAAGACGATCTCCGTATTTCCAAATGTGTTGTGTGGTCTTTGTTTTTGAGCGCTCTTTTACCGTTGGGTGATACATCTTTGGGGTGGCATATTGTGTAACAATGTTTAAATCCCTTGTGTCTCTCAAGGGC